TAAAATGACAACACATATAGAAGATAAAATTATATTTGGAAAAACAATTAATACTATTTTTACAAATGTACTAAGATATGATTTAGAATACGATGATTGTGTACTTAGATATGAATTAAAGTATCGAAATCCTAATAGAGAATCAGTAGCAATTCCAGATGTTGTTGTAACAAATGGAGAATGGAAAGTTCCTGAAACGGTATTAAATGCATGGAGTGGTAGTAATTATTTTTTAGCAGAAAAATTATGCGAAGATTTTAATTTTACAGTAATAAGGCACGATAACAGTTAATTTATAATTTATAATATTTATACTAAATAACAAACAAATGGCAATTAATTATACTTGGAAAATAACATCATTGAAAAAAGCAAATAGCAATGATTTAAGCAATGTTATCATTGGGACAAGATGGGAATGTATAGGAACTGATGGTGATGGTGTGACTGGAACTTTTGTTGGAGCAACTCCATTCTCATTGAATTCAGTAACATCTGATAACTTCATAGAATATTCATCTTTAACAGAAGATACGGTATTGGGTTGGATTAAAAATCACGTAAGTGGTTCAGGTCCTTCAAACTATTGGCCTCATATTAGTGAAAAAATCGAAAAAGCTATTGAAATTACTAAAGGAGCTGTTGAAGATGTAAATGAAATAGATTTACCTTGGTCACCTGTTTCTGGTTCAAATTCCGGTTCTATTGCAGGATAATAGCAAAAAGATATTATAGTTTGAATATCCAAAGTGCTATATTGTGTTTTGGATATTTTCTTTATATTTATATGTGTATTTCATACTAGCAAATACAAATTTAAAATACAAATTGTAGAAATAAAATGGCAGAAAGAATCGTATCACCTGGCGTATTCACAAGAGAAAATGACCTATCCTTCCTAGCGCAAGGAATTGGTGAAATTGGAGCAGCATTTATTGGACCTTTTAAACAAGGACCTGTATTTGTTCCTACTATTGTTAGAACGCAATCAGAGTTCGAAAGTATTTTCGGAACACCTGATGGAACTTATTATACTGAATATGCAGTACAAAACTATTTAAGAGAAGCTGGAGTAGCAACTATCGTAAGAGTAGGTGGTGTTGGTGGTTACCAAGAAGCCGCACCTATCGGTATTTTTGCATCTGGTGGACTTGTTGGTGAAAAACTAATTGGTGTATTGCATTCAACAAAAACTGGAAATCAAAAAGTACCAAAATCGGTACAATTGATATCTGACCCAAGAGCAGATAAATCTGGTTCATTCCTAATATCTGGTTCTGATTTTGGTTGGGTATCTGCATCTATTTTACCAAGAGATGCAAATGACCTTTCTGACGTATTTGGTGCATCTCCATTTGGTTCTAAAAAAGCATACACATATACATACTTTGAAAACTTAGCATCTGCATCTTATTCAAACGCAGCAATGGGTCTTGAAGGTGGTACTGTTGTAAGTGCAACTGCACTTCCACCGCAAGATTACGCATTTGATGCACAGGCTGCTGAAACTCCAATGGTACAATCACAATTGATTAGTGGTGATAGATACGATTTATTTAAGTTTGTAACTTTAGGACATGGTACATTATATAATACTAAATTCAAAATTGGTATTTCTAACGTAAAGGCAGCTGGTGAAGATGGTTCAACTGATTATTCTGTATTCACTGTAACGATTCGTTCATTTGGTGATACTGATAAGAGAAAGAGTGTTGTTGAAACATTTGCTAACGTAAACTTAGACCCTGCTTCTCCTAACTATATAGCTAGAAGAATTGGTGATAGATATTTCACAATTGGTTTAGATGGTAAGATGACAGAATTTGGTGATTATACAAATAAATCACAGCATGTAAGAGTTGTAGTTTCTGATGCAGGTTCATTCCCAATATCAGCAGCACCATTCGGACATGGAGCATATACCAACCCAATTAAAGCAGTAAATCCTGCACAAGCATTAAAAGTACCTGCAGCAATATACCAAACTAATTCTACCGGTAACACATCATCATCTCCAATATATTTTAGTGGATTTGATTTTGAAACAACTGGAATTAAGTTGGATAATACAAACTATATGAAACCAATCCCAACAAACGCTGAGACTGGTTCTAACAAATCATTTGCATTTGATGATACTACATTATTTACAGCACCACAAATAGAAGCTGCATCATTAACTAAATCTGATTCATCTACAATGGTTCTTAGACAATTCGTATTAGGATTCCAAATGGGATTTGATGGTATGAATCCAACAACACCAATATTAAAAGCTGGTGAAAGTGGATGGGGTGCTGGAAATACGCAAGGATTTAATTGTTCTACATCAACATCATCTGGTTCAGTAGCATATACTAAAGCAATTGCAGCAGTATCTAATCCTGATGAGTATGATATTAATATGGTAGCAACACCTGGTATTGTAAGAAGATTACACCCAGCTATTGTTACTAGAGTAATTGATATGGTTGAAGAAAGACAAGATGCATTCTACATCGCTGATTTCAACGATTACGCTGATACAATAACACAAGCAACTGATGAGGCTAACTCTGTGGATTCTAACTACGTTGGTACTTACTATCCTTGGGTTAAAACAATTGATACAAATACTAACAAACTTACAACTGTTCCACCATCTACATTACTTCCAGCGGTTTACGCTAGTAACGATAGATTGGCAGCTGAATGGTTTGCACCTGCTGGTTTAAATAGAGGTGGTATCGTAGGAGCAGTTAGTGTATTGAATAGATTAACGCATGCAGAGAGAGATACTCTATATGAGAACAAAGTAAACCCAATCGCAGCATTCCCTGGACAAGGTATTGTAGCATTCGGACAGAAGACATTGCAAGATAAGGCTTCAGCATTAGATAGAATCAACGTAAGAAGATTACTTATCACTGTTAAGAAGTTTATAGCATCTACATCTCGTTTCTTAGTATTCGAACAAAATACTTCAGAGACAAGAGGAAGATTCTTGAACACTGTTAATCCGTATTTGGAAACAATTCAACAAAGACAAGGTTTATACGCATTCAAAGTGGTAATGGATGAAACCAACAACACTCCGGATGTAATAGACAGAAATATTATGGCGGGACAAATTTTCTTACAACCGGCTAAGACGGCTGAATTCATAGTAATTGATTTCAACATCTTACCAACTGGAGCAAGTTTCTCAGCATAATACAAAAACAAACAAATTAGATATTTATAATTAAATAAAAGGGCAATAAAATGGCAGATATTCTATCCTTCGATAAGATGTTCTATACGAACTTCGAACCAAAAATGAAAAACCGTTACATAATGGAGTTGACTGATACGTCAATCCCATCATTTACGGTAAGTGCGGCTAACCGTCCAACAATTCAATTTGAAACTGTAAAAATAGACCACATCAACGTTTATAGAAAATTGAAAGGTAAAGGTGAATGGCAGGACTTGGAAATTACTTTGTATGACCCAATTGTACCATCAGCAGCACAAGCAGTAATGGAGTGGGTTCGTTTATCACATGAATCTATCACTGGTAGAGATGGATATGCAGAAATGTATAAAAAGGATATTGATTTCTATCTATTAGGACCTGTTGGTGATAAGATTGAACAATGGAAATTGAAAGGTGCATTTATCTCTCAAGCAAACTTTGGAGATTTAGCATACACTTCAACTAACGAACCTGTGACAATCACATTAACATTAACTTACGATTACGCAATCTTAGAGTTCTAAAAAATATTCCTTACGGAAGCTACCGAAGGATAACCCTCATCAGAAATGGTGGGGGTTTTTTATTGCCCATTTTTTAATTTCTATGTATTTATATATACAAACTTAAAAACAATTAAAGTTATGAACGAAAAGCAATATGATTTTCCAACGGAAGTGTTGGATTTACCATCTGAAGGTAAGGTTTATTCAAAAGATAACCCATTATCATCTGGAAGAATTACAATAAAATTAATGACAGCAAAAGAGGAGGATATCCTTTCTTCTACCAATCTTATCAAAAAAGGAGTTGTATTAGATAAATTATTTGAATCTATTATTGTAGATAAAGTTAATCCAAACGATATTATTATTGGTGATAAAAACGCAATTTTATTAGCAACTAGAGTATTAGGGTATGGTCCTGATTACAATTTTAGTTTTTATTCAAATAAAAAAGGTAATAGCGTTGAAGTAAATGCAGATTTAACACAAGTTAAAACTAAAGAAATTGATTTATCTCTTTTTGATAATAAAAATGAAATAGAATACATTACGCCGTATGGTAAAAACAAAATTCTATTTAAGTTATTAACACATGGTGATGAAAGAGAAATAGAAAGAGAAATAGATGCCCTTAAAAAATTAAATAAAGATTTATCATCGGATGTTACAACTAGATTACGATATATGATTAAATCGGTTGATGGTAACTCTGAAGTAGGTACTATTGCTAGATTTGTTAATAATATGAGAGCTATGGATAGTAGAGCATTCAGAGAGTACGTTAAAAAAGTTTCACCAGATATGGATATGACAATACAATATACCCATGAAGATGGTGAGGTGGAGGAGGCGCCTATCTCTTTGGGAGTGAACTTTTTTTGGCCTACCAACGAATCATAGTATAAGTTTACACACTCAAATTTTTGATATGGTACACTATGGTAATGGGTTTACTGTTATGGAATTGTACCAAATGCCAACCAGACTAAGAATGTTTTATTACAATAAATTAGCAGAAGCAAAAAAGAAAGAAAATGAGCAAGTAGAAAAATCAAATAAATCAGCATCAAAAGTTAGGGTTAATAGATAATCCTAACTTTTTTATTTATGGGATATTTATAGATGTTAAACTATATTGATTATGAAAAAATATAAAATATCGGAATCTAATTTAAGTAATTTTTGGAATTGGTTTACTAAAAAAAATCAACCACCTTCTTTACAAAATGTAATTGATAATGATCCTGAATTAAAACGTTTAAGACAGGATATGAAAGATTTGATTGATAGTCAGATTCCAATTTTACTAAGAATTAAAAAAAATAGACCAGACCATTGGAAAATAATGGTACAAAAGGGATTAGTACCTGCTGATTTAAAATAATTTATTAATAAATGGCTGAAGATACCGAAAAACAATTAGATGATTTGCGTGAAATTGAAAATGCTCAAAAGAGAATTGATGAGCTTTTGAAAAGACAAGCCGTGTCTAATGAAAAAAATGCAAAAAAACTTCAAGAAAGAATTAATAAAGAGCAAGAATTAATTAAGCTTAAGCAAAAGCAAATTAAACAGGAAGAAGCAGCAGCTAAACAACTAAAGTACAGCGAAGAAAAAACAAAAGAAATAGCTGATACATGGAATATTTTTGGAGACTTGCAAGAAGATGTACAGCATGCATTAAAAGGTAATACTAAAGAAATAACTGCATTTTCAAGTATTTCATCACAAATTGTAGCAAATAAAGAAAAGCAAATAAATGCATCAGATGAAGAACGAGTTGTTTTACAAAAAATAATTGACCAACAAGAGCAGCAAAGGGATAGTATTGCTAAAGCTGTAATGCATCATCATAAAAAAACAGAAGCTCAGGAAATTGAAGAATCTGTTAGAAAAAGAATGAAGGGAGCTACTGAAGATGAAATAAACAGTATGATTATTCTTGAAAAACTTCAGAAAAATATAGCTAAACAACACGAAAGAATACATGATTTGCAGCATCAAGTTGCGCATGAAGCACACCATTTGCCAGAAGGTATAAGGAATGCTGTAAGTGGTGCTATGGATTTAGGTAAAGCTGTTATGAAAGCGGGGTATGCATTTGGTCCATTAGTATTGTTAGTAGCTGCTTTAGGGGCTGGATTGCACGCTTACATGGAATTGGATAAAGCAGCTGGTGAATACAGAGAAACTACTGGGTTTACTGCTAAAATGACCAAAAAAATAGATGCAGATGTTCATCATATAGTAGTTGCATATAGAGGATTGGGAGTTGAAGCAAAGGGTGCATATGATGTTGTAGATGCTTTAGCAAACGCACAAAGTGATATGTTTCATTTTAGTGAAGCCACTGTTGGGTCTCTTGCTATATTAAATCAAAGAATGGGTATCACTGCAAAAGATAGTGCAGAGGTAACATCAATGTTTGAACAAATTGGCGGATTAAGTGAAGAAACAGCTGCGAGTGTAACTCTACAAGCCGCATCTATGGCAAGTATGGTTGGTGTATCTGCAAAAGAAATGTTTGCCGATATGGCACAAAGTTCAGGTGTATTAGCCAGCCATATGAAGGGAAATGTTCAGATGTTTGTTCAACAGGCTGCTAAGGCTAAAATGCTTGGAACTACATTAAAAGAAATGGCTAAAACTTCGGAAACACTTTTAAATTTTGAAAGTAGTATTGAAGAAGAATTAACAGCAGCAACTTTTGTAGGTGGACAATTTAATTTAAGTAGAGCTAGAGCATTAGCATACGAAGGAAAAATAGCAGATGCAAACGAAGAAGTATTAAATCAAATTCAAAGAAGTGGAGATTTTAGAAAGCAAGATTATTTCACCCAACAACAATTAGCAAAGGCAGCTGGAAAATCGGTTGAGGAGATTACAAAAGAATTAGGTGTTAGGGATAAGTTAGGTAAATTAGGTGGAGATGAATTAGCAAAAGCAAATAAATTAATAGATAGTGGTGTAGATATAAGTAATTTAAGTGATGCTGAGCTTAAAAAGCAAGCAGAACAATTGGCAAAGCAAGAAAGAATATCAGCAGTAATGACCGATATACAAGACAAAATAGCTGGAATGATTGAAGCAGTGGGTGGTAGACTTACTCCTGTATTTGATGTATTAGCCAAAGTAGTTTATTTTATATCAGATGTACTTAGTGGAATTGCAAATATTATTACAACTATATTCAGTCCAACAGAATCATTTGGTAAACTATTTGAAAAAATGGGCCCTTGGGTTTCTGGTATTGCTACCGCATTAACAATAGCTGGTACTGCTATAATGGCTCAGATGGTTCCGGGATTGATAAGAGCTGGTATGGCTGCAGCAGCTCAATTACCAGCTATGATTTCAATGGCAGTAGCGGCGATAACATCGGCATCAGCTGCAACTTTAGGTATTGGGGCAGTTGCAATTGTGGGTGGTATAGCAGCTGCTGTAATGGCAATGAAATCCGCACAAAAAGTAGGAGATGTAATGTCACCTGCAAATGGAAAAACTCAAATATCAACAAAAGAAGGTGGTTTATTTGAATTATCACGTAATGATGATTTAATTGCAGCACCTGGAGCAGCAAAAGCACTTTCTGGTGGTGGTGGTGGCCAATCATCACCATTAGCATCTTCTAATAATAATATGATTAATGCATTGATAAATGAATTTAGAGGAGTTAGAGCAGATATGGCTGGTGGTAAGATTGGAGTTTATATGGATAATGATAAAGTTACATCCAATGTTATGACAACCGCAGAACGTAGTACTAGAAATAATTTTGCATTACAATAAAAGATAATTAAATGCCAACTTTAGAAGAATTATTTAGAAACAAAAAATACGATAGACTTGAAGGTAAGACTCCACAAGAGGCATTCGCTGTCAGAAATAGTAAAGATATACAAATATCAACTGTAAGTTCTTTACTTAATGCAACATCCGTTCAACTTATAAATAAAATAAGATTAGGCAAAAATACAGAAATATTTACGGAAAATAGAGTTGAAAGTGAATTAGTTGGATTACTACCATTTGCTAATTTTTCCTCAGCCGTATTATATGGTACTGATATTCTAAGAATCTCATCCCAAAATACATCATTGGGAGAAGCTATGAAAGCTGGAACTGGTGGTAGAGGATTGGTAGCAACTGCGGCCAGAGTAGTTGGTGATACTGTTGGTGAAGCCGTACAATTTGGTGGTTCTAGATTATTAAAAGTGCCATCAACATTTAATGCAAAGACAGCAATTACAAGAGCTGGGGCAGCTATAAAAAATACATTAGGAGCATTTTTTCCTGATGTATTAATTCCATCAAAGGTAGTAACAAGTCCTATGTTTATTGCTAAATTACCTGGATTTAGTGAAGAATTTAGAACACATGAAGTTTTAGCTAAACTAAAAGATATTTCAGCTGGAACTAAGGTAGCATCATTTTTAGCAAAGAACGCAACCGGTACTCCTGACCAAATTAAAAGAGCAGTTATTGGACAGGGTCTTAATATAGCACAACAAGAAGCAAAAAAGGCTGTATCAAAACAATTGGTAAAGATATTATCAAAGGGTGGTGATAAAGCACAACAATTGGCAAAAGAATTAAGAGAAAGTGGAGATACATCTATAAGATATTCATCTTTAAAAAAATATAGTGAAGTTACTTATGGGGAAAAACAATATGGAAGACCACCTTTAAATTTTAGGAATGAACCAACAACCCCACCACAAGGACCTGATAAAGACCCACTCGATCCTGGTAGAACTGGTATAGGATTGACATACGAAGAATTATTTAGCGGAGAAGCTGATGTTAAAAAAAGAGGAAAAGCTAAATTTTTAAAAGAAAAGAATCAAGAAATAACAAATTATGGTAAAGATAACCCAATCTACTCTGCTGAAGATAGAAAAAGTAATAGAACTACATTTGGTCTAATAGGTGAAAGAAAAACACAAAAGGATACTAAAAATAGTGAACTACCATATAATGTGGCTGGTGGAGTTGAAACCGAAGCACAGCGTAAAAATAGTGAAAATGATTATGTACCATTAAAATTTCTTTCTGTTGCAACATCCACTATGGTAATTTTCAGAGGTACTATTAGTGGATTGAGTGAGCAATTTTCTCCTTCTTGGGATAATAGTAGATTTATAGGTTCACCATTCAACTTTTATACATATCAAAGTATTGAACGAACTGTACAATTTTCATTTAAAGTATTTTCACTTAGTAGGGATGAGCATAGAAATTGTTGGCAAAAGTTAGCTTATTTATCTTCATTATGTTATCCGCAAGATTATATGAGTACTACCGGAGCAGTGAGTGCACCATTTTTAAAATTTACAATGGGTGATATGTATAGAGATAAGGAATGCTTCATTGAAAACATGTCTTACAATATAGATGATAACTATCCTTGGGAAGTTGGATTAAATGGTAAAGATTTACAAAATTATAGATTACCAACCATAGTTGAAGTTACAATTACATTAAAATTTGTTGAAGCAAAATCAAACACATATAATACTGTATTTGACAAGACTAGCGGACTTCAGGATAAAACACAAATAGGTAGAAAGTTATATGGGTTTTTTGATGATGCATCTACGTTGGATAAGCAAAATAAAAAGCCTGATGAGAAAAAACTTCAATCTACAAATACACCATATCAATCAACTGATGCACAAAAGCCATCATCTGAAACAAATCAAGCCGAAGGCGGTGACCCATATCCAAACGATTCTAGCCCAGAAGCATTACAATTGCAAAAACGTATGAGGTTGGTTAAATCAAATATACCGTATGTACCAGATGGGCAAAGTAAACTAAGACAAATTTATAGACAAAAACGAACTAATAAGTTGTATTATGGTGATGGTACTCCACATAGCGCAGCAGCAAATGATTATATAGATACCCCACCAAAAACACCACTTGGAGATAATCCAAATGGATTTGATTCAAGCCAATTTGCATAATATGAGAAGTAGATACGAACGAAATAGTACTAAGAAAACCAAAGATGGTAGAGTAGTTTATACAGCTAAAAGATATGTAAACATACCATTGAGAGAAACTGATGTGTATGTTGCTACTGAAACTGGTGATAGACTAGATACGTTGGCTAATTATTTTTATGGAGATTCATCTCTTTGGTGGATAATAGCAACGGCAAATAATATACATGATGCTAAATTTTCGTATCCAGATGGTACTATACTTAGAATTCCAATTCAATATATAGAAATTGTAAATAACGAAGTCAATAGATAAAAAATGTTTCCAAGACTTACAAATATAAACGATAAAATTGTAGAGAGTATAAAATCTAAAGATACAATTGAAGCATCTAAGTTAAATTGTTTTGTTAGAGTTATATCTGGTGCCGGTACTGGGTTGATAATGACTTCAAACCCTGATTGGAAACTATTTAGTGCGGCTGGGTTTTCCGAACCATCATTTTATGGAGATTCTGCTGGTAGTGGTACGATTGGAGTAGATTGGTTAAAAAGACCAGTATATGCTAGGCAAACATCGGTAAATGGCGATGTTCCATTTAAACCATCTCCAATAGTAACGGCTATAAATGTAAAAGAAGGTAAAGACCAAATATCACGACATTGTGATTTAAAAATAACCGCATTCACATTAAGTCAAGTCGAAGTACTACAAACGTATTTGATGGAACCGGGGTTTTCTCTTTTTATAGAATATGGTTGGAATACTAATTTAGGTGTAGGTGGTTTGATATCAACAAAGGCAAATACCATAGTATCTGAGGCTGGAAAATACAGTTTAGACCAAGATAGTTTACATCTTAAGAGAGTAGAGTCTAGAGGAGATTATGATTCATTTTTTGGATTTGTTGTTGGTGGAAGTGTTGGTTCTAACGGAGATTTATTTGATATTGATATAAAATTAAGAGGAGCACCTTCATTACCAACATATTTACAATCCCATAATAATATAGAACAAATTGATACTAACACAGGAAAAGTTAGTAACAAATATTCAAGACCTCCGTTTGGAGTTACGGATTTAAATTTAACGGATTCAAAACAAATGGCCGAAAGGCGATTTAAACAAATGTTTAACGATTTACCAAAAGTAAGACAAACTACATTTGTTACTGATTTATTATCACCTACGCCAGCTGGTGTTTTTACTAATTTAGATTTTGTAAATTTTGATCCTGTTATAGAAGTGCAAATATCAAACTTTAGAGATGGTAGAGATGTATCTGGAGCAGACCTACCAGAAGATACTAAAATAATACCTAATAATGCCAACGCAAGTCAAAAAGAAGTAATAGAAGGTACTGGTGGTGCAAAATTTGAAAAACTAAAAGAAATAGCTGATAAAATATTTAGTTTACAAAGTGGTATTGATGCATTTGCAATACCACCAATTACAGTAGATGTTCAAGGAGGTCCTTTTATAGATACATTGTGGGAAGATTATTTAGAAAGTAAAATAAGCGCAGGTGACCCAGTAACGGCAGCAGAGGTTTCAGAAGCTATAGCAAAGTATTTGGATGTTGTAAAAGTAGCAAGAGAGGCAGTGTTTTTAGGTCGAGATGCATATACCGCAACAACATATACTAAAAAACCAGAACCAAAACCAGCACCACCACCAAAAGAAGAACCAAAACCAACGGTAGAACAAACTGGTGGAGGTGGTACTGCCAAAATCGAGTCAGTTGCACCAACCGAAATTATGTTGGCTGGTGGATTAGCTTTACCAAAAGAAAAATTATTTTCAAAAAATAGATATATACGATTTGGAAAGGCTGTGGATATACTAAATGCAAATTCAGCAATAACATCATTAGTAGTTGGTGGTAGAAATATTAATACTATTCTAAACATAAAAGATACACCAATTGGTGCTTTTAAAGGCATATACTCTTGTAAACCTGAAACATTACTAATACCCGGATTGATTCCAAATTTTAGTAAATTTTTTATGGAGCAGAATTTGGCAAATTTAAATGATAACGAACCGTTAATAGACCGTTCTATTGGAACTATTTCATTTGCACAAGCAACAGCATTAGATGCTGGTGGATTTAAAGAAAAACCTTACTATTGGGGATATTTAGAAAATTTATATATAAATTTTGAATTACTTAAAAAAGAATTAGATACGCCAAACAAAACAATTCGTGAAGTTTTGGAATCTTTACTAAATGAAATGAGTTCGGCTGTTGATGCATTTTGGAACTTTCAAGTAGTTGAAAAATCGGAAAAAATTAAAGGTGAAAACGGAGTAGTAAAAGAAACAATGGTATATACTGTTGTTGATGAAAATTGGATAGGACAAAATCCCAACCCAGCTCCTGTAACATTTGTACATAGTGGTGCAGAATCTAAATTCTTAGCCGCAGATTTAAGTATAGATATTCCTGGTTCAATGGCTAGCCAAATTGTTTCAAAAAGATTAGCCTTATCAGTAAACCCATCACAACCAAATTTAGAATTGGGTGGTATTTTTACAAAAAATGCAGATAGGTTTATGTCTAATTATGTAAGAGCAGCAGGTTCTGGTGCAGCCGGTACATCTGGTGCAGCTGATACATCTGGTACATCTGGTACATCTGGGCAATCTGAAGCAGATAGAAAATTGGAAGAAAAATTAAATAAGATTCCTAAAGATACATTAACCGAGGAGCAGAAAAAAAATATACAAACATTAAAAGACCAACAAGCTGCTAATAGTGGAACTACAACAAAAATAGCAGCATTACAAGAAGAAGCAAAAAAACTAAAAGCTAATAAAGAAGCAAAACTTGATGAACTTAGACGAAAGCTTGATAAAGTAGATGGAACAGAATTCTTTGAAAGAGATGTTAATGAAAAAGATGACCCGGTAGAAGCAGCAAAAATTAAAAAGCAAATGGCCGATGTGGAAGCCGAAATTACAAATAAAGAAAAAGAAATAACAGACACACAAGCAGCTGTAAAAACGGAGGAAGAAAGAATTAATCAAGCAGTTGCAGATTTTGAAAAAGCAGCAAATGAGCAAATAGTAGCAAATGTTTCAACAAATTTGGATAAAATAGATGTAGTACCAAACCCGGCTGAAAATGAAATAACACAGGATAATTTAAATAACTTTTTAAATACACCTGCTATATTTGAACAAAAGTTTAGAATATATTGTTGTAAAGATTCAAAATATCTAAACATACTCAAAGCAAATGCTATGGGTGTAAAATCAGGTGGGGGTGGTAGATTATCGCATCCATTACCAATTAAGTACTCTTTTACTATTTTAGGAAAGAGTGGGATTAGGAGAGGTGATACATTTAATATAATCGGAATACCTGAAAAATATGCGAAAAGTGGATTATTTCAGGTTACACAAATTGAGCAAACGATTCAGGATATGAAATGGACAACTAAAGTTCAAGGAGAATATAGACAACAGCAATAATATGGGAGTTAGCGAAATAGAATATAATGATTTGATAAAAGGACAAGGGAAACCACTTGTACAATCTAATACAATCCGAACATATATACCTACACCAGAATATTCAGATTTTAGAAGGGGATATATTGTTAGGTATTTTATACAACAATTTAATGATGATAATGCAATTATATATGAAATCAATGAAAACGATTATAAAACCTTTTTATTGAATGATTTTTACAATGTAGTTAATATAGATTGGAGATTGACTGGTAGAGAAGAAAATATAAAACTTTCAAATGAAAAATCGGTAAAATTAGGTTCTAAGAAAATGAAAAGCTTAATATTTTATTTACCAAATTATTTACAATTTAGTGGATATTAATTTGGAATTGTTATAAAAGTTTCGTATATTTGTATTTATAAACTATGGGGATGTTACGGCATTGATTGCAATGAGAAACATAGTATCACACGTAGACAGAAGTGCTAGATGTCTTTAAATCTGTACAAAACAATAACCGACGTAGAATTATCTACTTGGAACTTCGAAGATGCTATGGCATTTGTAGGAGCTTACGATTACGCTGTAGCAGCATAATCACCACCCGCATCACTCGTGGGGTTTAAATAGAAGTGAACAAACCGGAGCATTACCTATCGGCTCCCTAAAACTGATAGGATGGTGGAATCGCTGTTTTAACCGAACGGCCCCAATTATTTTGGAAAGTGAATAAGATTAAACTTTATCCTAAACGTGTGAAACGCTGGTATTATGATTACTTTGTAAGACACGGGTTCGAGTCCCGTCATCTCCACTAAAAATCCTGAACTACTATTTGGTAGTTTGGGATTTTTTTTGTATCTTTGTGAATATGAAAATTGTTGAATCTATTGTAGAATTAAACGAATTAAGAGATTTGTTGGAAACCGAAGCATCTATTTGGTATCCGATGTGGGTGGATAATGATAAGCACCCACAAAACACTCATATATCGTTCCTATTCGTTAGTACTCAATCGGACAAGTATATCATACCACAACAACATACAGACGCTGTATCACTCTCTAATGAGGAAATAGAAGGTGTGTTGAATACTGCCGGTGAGAAATGGATATTTCAAAAGAAAAAGCTACTACAATCTTTTACAAATGTAAGGGAAGGATTGAATGATGTTGACACCGCTCACTTCTTAAAGAATGGTAAACCAATAGATTA